GGCCGGCGCTGTTGTCTACCTGTTCGCTGATGCGGCCGACGCAGACCAGGCCGGTCGCAACCGCGCCTTTGGTCAAATAGCCGCTGGAATTGATCGCGCCGATGCTGCCGGCAAAAACCTTGACGGCCGCCAGCGGATAACTGAATTGCTGCCCGGCCCGCGATGGGGTGTTACGGTCTACTGTTAGAGCCATGATTATTTAGCCTCTTTCGTTGCTTTGAATTCTTCGGCGCCGATGTTCAGCGCGGAGCACACCGCCAGCTCGTCGGCGGTCAAACCGCTCGCATGATCGACCGCCGGCGCCTTGCCGCCCGTCTGCATGCCGGACAATGCGGCAATCGGTTGCGCGCTGCCGATGAACGCTGTCAGCGCGGCCATATCGGACTTGCCAAGGCCACGAGCCCATTGTTCCTGCGCCGGCAACAGACGGCCATCGGCCAGGGCCGGTTCGATCAGCGCATTGATGTCGCGGTCGGTATCTTTCGCCTTCAGCGCAGCCAGCTCGGTTTGCATCGCGGTCACTACGGCGACCGGGGCATAGTGAGCCGGGTCCGGCGCGGCGGTTTTCAGCGCGGCGATTTCGGCGTCGCGCGCGGTCAGCAATCCGAACACACCGGAACCGGCGGCCGCTACGTCCGGCGTGATCATGCTTTTCAGCTTATCCAGCTCGGCAGAGATCGCAGCCGCATCGGCGGTAATCGGTAGGTTCAGCAAGTAGCGCAAGCGCTCCAGCAGTTCATCCATTGGGGTCTCCTCGGGGATGGGGTTGATTAGGGATTGAGCGGCCGCGGCCACGGTAACGGCATCCATACCGTCGATGGCCGGGCTATTAGTCAAAGCCACGTTGATTAGGTCGAGCACTTCGCCGGTCGTTTTATCGTAAGAAAACACCGGAGAGAGGTAGCGGTATTCGTCGGAGGCGATCGCCGCCTGGGCCCCATCTGTCCATTTAAAGCCAGATGTCATCAGGCCCTTTTCCGGATCGAAATATAAGGAGTTGGGTTTGATCCAGCCGGCGGCCGGCACCGGCTTGCCGTTTGTTGCGCTGAGCAATGACTGATGTTCGTAGTCGATCAGCATGTCGTTGATGCGCTGGCCGACCTTGGCGATGACACGGGCGGCGGCATCGCTTGTCAGCGTCCACGGCCCTTGGCCGGCCAACGCGCCGCGCGGGGCGTCGAACCGGCCTGAGGGCAGCAGTTGCAAGGCGCCGCCATCGGATGACAGCGCCAGGGACAAAGCGGCAATGTTGGGGGCGGTTTTGCGTTTCATGGCGGTCAGTGTACCGGCATGACGCGGGGCGCATAATGCGAAAGGCTTCGCAATGGGGGTTTTGAGCGGAGGGGTGTAGGCTATAGCCTGACCAATTTTAGAGCATCCATCAAATGGCTACGATAGAACTGAACGATGAGGAGATCCGCCGCGCGCTGAACAACTTGCTGGCGACCGCCGGCAATCTCAACCCTGTGCTATCCGAGATCGGCGAGCATCTGGTCGAATCGACCAAGCGGCGCTTCGGGGCGCTGACCGGTCCGGACGGCGGCCATTGGGAGGATAACAGCCCGGTCACGGTCGAGCGCAAGGGACGCAATCAGCCGCTGACCGAGCATGGATCGCTCGGCGAACAGATCCATGCGCAGCTGCTCGGAAACAATACGCTGGCAGTCGGCAGCAGCATGGAATATGCGGCCATGCAGCAGTTTGGCGGCAGCCGCTCCGAGTTTCCGAATTTGTGGGGGGATATTCCGGCACGGCCGTTCTTGGGGATATCGGGGGATGACAAGACCCAAATTTTGGACATCATCGCGGCGCATTTGCGCGATGCGGCGAATTGAGCCCGCGACATGACGAGAAACCCGCGCCATAAACGTTTATAAACGGGGCAGACGGCGCGGGCGGGATTTTTTCGATACGTTATAGCCGTGAGAAGCGCTTAGGCGCTCTGTGGGCGTCTGGTTCAATCTTGTAGCTAAACATCTATCGTTTCGCCAGGCGGCAATAATTTGTAACTGCGGCCCTGCTTTAGCCGAACGATATGGCCTAGCTCATGCGCGAAATACAGCACATAGCGAAGTGTTTCCTGGTCGTAGCCTGGCGCAAAGCCGTAAATCTTGCTTTGCAGAATGCCTTGGTTTTGTTGGATGACTGGCAACAGTAAGGCCATCACCTCGCGGTAAAGCGGGTCTTGTTCGGCGAAGCGGGTCATCAGCGCCTTGAAGCTGTCCTTTTCTTGCTGGCTGACGTGATCACCTACCATTTCATAAGCCATCTTTTGCAGGGCAGTCCTGGCCCAATCCCAATTGCCGGAATTGATTGCGCCCTCGATATCGGCGGCCGCGTATCCGCCGGGCTGGGTTACGCTGGAGATTCTGGGTTGCGCCGTCTGTCGATCCGGCGTAGCAGCCGGCTTTTTAGGCGGCTTGCTGAAGGAATTGATGGCTACCTTGAACCCCAAAAGACACATCACCAAAATAATAATCGCCAACCACATAATTACCTCCCATTTTCTCTACGAACGTGCTCAATATTTAGAAAGGTACGCGCAGCGTACCCTACGAACTACGCACTTTTCAGAACCCGGTTGCATTATGAACCGCGTTTTTTAGCAGCGACATATCGATACACCTTTTCGAGCTCATCATTGGATAGATCCGATAAACTCGATGCGCTGAAATTCTTTGCGATATAGCGTTCTACGATAGCAGGATCGTTTTTTGAGTTGATCTTGATGTAGGCATACTTACGCTTACGCCAAGCATCTCCGTCCTTTATCGGAGCCGATGACATGGAATTGAGTCGGCCAATCCATTGACGCAAGTATTTTTCCGCTTTGTCATAGCCCATTGCCGGAATCAGTAAATAGCGCGTTACGCTCATATGCGCATTAAGAGACCCCCAGACAGAACGATGCGTCTTGGGTTTCTGTTTGAGTTTGCTTTCTAACTCAACGATTTCATTGACCAAAGCCGTCAGCGTAGCTGCTTGCTCTTGCGTAATATGTTCATCGCCAGGCTTAACTTCTGCCTTGACAGTTGTTACATGCTTATCGGTTTTGATCTGATTGACAGTGCCTCCGTTGACTATACCGATGACATTCGTGCTCCTATTAATCGAGACGACAGGCTGAATAGCTGCTTCTACTTCAGCTCTGTTTCTGGAAGCGACCCCCGTTAACACATACTGCACATCGACACCTAATGTAGCTGCATTTGCAATAAACTCAGCCCCCATTTCGCGTTGCCCCATCTCATATCGCCTGACCGTTTCATTGCTTACGGATAATTTTTCCGCAAAATCTCGCTGACTAAATCCCAACCTAGCCCGCTCCTCAACTAGTCGTATTGCAATTTCTGCGCGACCTGTTTTTTCCATAAATACACCAATATGTTGACACCCACCAAATGGTGGTGTATATTTTTAACCGCGATGCCGCCTTATTAACTGTTATAGGAATTACAAATGACCACCCCCAACTTCGATCCCAACACCGTAAAACACACCCTGCGTCAGCGGGGCTACACCTTAACCTCTTGGGCCGCCGAAAACGGCTTCCGTTTCCGCGACGTTTCCGATGTCGTGCGCGGCCAGCGCCTGGGTCATTACGGCAAGGGCCGCGAGATCGCCGAAAAGCTGACCACGTTCATCAACCAAAAAGCCGCTTAGGAGGCCGTCATGCAAAACTTCATTCCCGTCCCCTTCCAGGAAGATACCTTGTTCCTCACCGATCACGAAGGATTGCCGTATACCCCTTTGAGGCCTATTGCCGAAGCTCTCGGCTTATCCTGGAGTAGCCAGGTTCAAAAAATCAAAAACTATGGCCTGGGCGAGCGTTTAGGGTGTGTCGATATCAACACACCTTCGCCAGGCGGAACACAGCACATGATCTGCATTTCAGTCCGCAAATTGCCAGCCTATTTATTCAGCATCAGCGCCAACAAAGTCCGCCCCGATCTCCGCGACAAGCTGATCCGCTATCAAAACGAATGCGACGAAGTGCTCTGGCGGCATTGGTCCGGGCTGAACCAGCCGCAGGGCGCCGGCACGTCTCCCGAGATGCTGGACGTGCTGCGCGGCATTCAATCGCAATTGGCCGTGCTGTCTGCCACCACGCAATCGTCGATCGCGGCGCTGGCCCAGGCGCTGGACGTGACCCAACGCTATACCGCCCTGCTGGAAAGCCATCAGCGCAAGCCGCGCCGCGAGTGCCGGCCGATTACCCGCGAAGACGAAGCCCAAGTGCTCGACCTGACCGCACAAGGGCTATCCGGCGCCGACATCGCCCGGCATTTGGGCATTTCGACCGCTTCGGTTTGCCTGCTGAAAAGCGGCAAGTATCGATTCAACGCCCATCAATAATCCCGATCGAGGACGCCATGTCAGAAGAATTTTGGAAAACCATCGATCCACTGCTTGCACCTGTGCCAGCGCCGGCAGCTCAGAATGATTGGGGCGCGTCCTTCGATGCGCCCCTCATTGGCTCAAAAGTCATTGATTATTGTGAAAACGACGATTTGCGCGCATTTGGTCAAACTCATCAGCCAGCCCAAGCAGCATTCGACGAGCCGCCGCCGTGCACTCGGGTTGGCCTGGCACAGTCCGTTCAGCCGCATAACGATGGATTCGATCAGTAAATAGAGGCCCATCAATATGTCCATTCATTTCAAGCTGCGCGGCAACGCTCAAAACAAAATTAGCCAAGCCTTCTATGCGGCCTGCCAGTTCGTCAAAATCTTTTTCGCTCATCGGTTTCTCCCGTCTGTTATCAGTCGGGAATATTTTTGCACTTTAAAACAATTTTTCACCAGATGCAAAGCCGGATTTTGTTTGGAAGCTCTGATTCTGTGGGGTTCCAATGGCTAAACGCAACTGGAAACGCGTACAACCCGGCAATCTTCGCCAGTCGATCGACCTGTGCCTTGACCATGCCCGCGAAAATCACAACCGCTCAGTCGATAACATCGCCGAATTAATGGGCGAGGTGAACAAGTGGACGTTTTACAAATGGGTGGAAACTTGCAACCTACCGCTGCGCATGCTGAAGCCGTTTGAACATGCTTGCGGTATCGATCTGGTCAGTCGTTGGCTGGCGGTATCCGGAGGCAAGCTGGTAATCGACATCCCTCGCGGAAAAAAACTGGAGTCAGGCGACATCCTGGCTTTACAACAAACCCTTAACAATACCGTTGGCGCGTTGTTGGATTTCAATGCTGACAAGATCAGCACCGAAGAAACCATCTCGGTAATACAAACCGCGCTTGAGCAACTCGCCTGGCACAAGATGAACGTCGAAAAATCGCATCAACCCGAACTGCCGTTTGACGAAGAATAACATGACAACAAAAACAAGAACGACACAGGATACAAAAAGCGCCCTGAAGGTATTGACCGTGCTGGATGTGCTGCTGCGCAACTTTGCCCACGGCTTCAACAATACCGAGTTGGCCAGGGAAACCGGATTTTCGGCGAGCGACATCACACGCTATGTCGCCACCCTGGAGACAGCCGGCTTTGCCGAACGCATCCCGGAGACAGGACGTATCAGGCCAAGCCACCGCCATGCACAGTATGCCGTACAGATTTTGAAGTCGCTGAATAGCGCCGCTGAACGGATAGCCGAATCACAAAACCGATTGAACAGAGGATAAACGATGGCACGTACCCCAACAGACACGCAAGTCGAACAATTTACCGACGCATCCCAGGAAAATAGCACCCTGGCCGAGATTCGCAGCGAGAACAACGCCGTAGCCGCCGCCGATGCGGTGATCATGGGCAGCTTTGATGCGATCAAGGCACTGGGACGGATTGAAGCGGCACAATTTTACGAAACGGTTTCGGGTAAATTCATTGCTGAAACCGCTATGAAAATCAAGGAAACCAAGCAATACAAGGGCTTGCCATATCAGGACGAAAACGGAAACACGAAACACGTTTCGCTTTTTGAGGAGTTCTGCGAGGTTTTCCTTGGTAAGTCTGCACGACGGGTACAGCAGCTCATAGGAAATTACAACGCACTGGGATCAGAACTTTACGAACAGGCTGAAAAGCTAGGCTTCCGCCAACGCGACTACAACGCCTTAAAAGCCCTGCCCAACGACGACAGACAAATCATCGCCCAGGCGATCGAATCCGAAAGCCTGGACAACGCGCTGGACTTGATGCAGCAGCTGGCCGCCAAGCACCAACGCGAGAAGGAAACGCTGGCATCCGAAAACACCGAGCTGAAAAAACGGGTGGCTTCGCAAGAGGGCGTCATTCAGAACAAGGAAAAGAAAATCACCGAACTGGACATTGAACTGGAGAGACAACGCCTGGACCGGCCGCAGTTTGCGCATATCGATTGGCCGGCGGCGTTTGGCGGCTATTTGGATCAGATCGACGCCAGCCGCAAAAAGATCAAGCACGGACTGGGTTCGCTCGATGTGATCCGCGAACAGGCGATGAAGATAGAGCCCGCGTCGGAAGCCGAGGAAGCGGCGCTGAATCGGGCGCGGGAAATGTTGGCGGCCGAACTGGTCGGCATCCATAACGAATGCGCGGACATGCTGGAAGCCTTGGGCATGAGCTTTGACCGCACCCTGGGCGCCTTCAGCGACGCCCGCATCCGTTGGTTGGCGCAGTCGTGAACAACAGGACGCAGGAGTGGATGGTGATGAACCGACCAAGCGCGGAGATGATGGAATGCCTGCTGGAACTGAAGCGGAAACTGGACGCCGCCGCGCACGGGCAAGGCGGCAAGCTGGTGGACGAGTTTGCGGCGATGCATAGCCGCAGCAAGCAGACGGTATGGAAGTGGTTGGCACTATTTGCCGGATATCAGTCCGGCCGCAAGCAGCGCAGCGATACCGGCATGACACGCCTATCCAAACAAACGTTAGACCACATCGCGGCGTTTAAAAGCGTATCGGTGCGCGCCAACGGCAAAGCCACCAAACCGACCGCCGTGGCGATGAACATCGCCGACGCCAACGGCCTGGAAGTGAATGTGGGTGTCGCCCAGGTAAACCGGTTGCTACGCGCCCGCAAGCTGGACGTAAAAAGCCAGGCCAACGCCCGCAACCACGGCAGGCTGCGCGCCGAATGCCCGAACGCGGTACACGAGATCGACCCGTCGCTGTGCCTGATCTACTACATGGGCAACCGGCAGATGATGATGACCGAGGCCGAGTTCAACAAGAACAAGCCGGCGGCAATGGAGCGGGTCAAGCTGAAGGTATGGCGCTATACACGCTATGACCATGCCTCGGCATCGATCGACGTGAAGTATTACCAAGCCGCCGGCGAGAACCAGGCCAGCCTGTTCGATTTTTTGCTGCACACCTGGGGCGAGCAGCCACAGCGCCTGTCGCACGGCTTACCCAAGCGGCTGTTGTGGGACAAAGGCAGCGCCAATACCAGCAGCGGCATCGTGCGCCTGTTGGACGCCTTGGGCGTAGTACACGAAACCCACGCCACCCACCACGCCTGGGTCAAGGGCGGCGTGGAAAAGGCTAACCACATCGTGGAAATGCACTTTGAATCGCGGCTGCGCGAACAACCGGTCAGCAGCGTGGAAGAGCTGAACGAGGCCGCCGAGCGTTGGGTGCGCGACTACAACGCCAACATGATCAAGCATGTGGATTGCCGGGTGCGTCGGCACGATGGCGAGAAGCATGTGCGTGATGATTTGTGGCAGTTGATTCTGCGTTATCCGGACGCGTTGGTGAAGATGCCGGAGCGCAAGGTATGCGCCTGGTATTTGACGGGCCAAGAAGCATCGCGGCAGGTGCGCGACGGCCTGATTACCTTTGTGCACCCGGAAATAGGCAAGAGCCGGGTGTACGACCTGACGCAATGGGCGGAATTTTACAGCCAACGCGACAAGGTCAAGGTGATGCCGATGCTGCTGGCCGACGGCGCGGTGCGCGTGGAGATCGAGCGGTTAGGCCAGGAACCGCTGTTGGTTGAGGTCATGCCGGAGACCGAGTTTACCGAATTCGGTCAGCTGCAAAGCGCCGCGCTAATCGGCGAGGAACACCGCGCCGCACCGCTAACGGTGGCCGAGCAGGCAGCCAAGGACATCGCCCGCACCGCTTACGGCGATGTGAACCTGGACGAGGCGGAGGCGCTGCTGCGCAAGAACGTGCGGCCGTTTCAGCAGTTTAACGACGGCAAGGGCATGGTCGCGCATTCGCACCTGGGACAAGGCGAGCTGCCTGAACGCTTGCTGCCGAAGGCGCAGGATCTGGCATTGCGTGCGTCGGAGACCGAGCAAAAGCGCAAGAACATTGTGCAAATGATGGTCTGGCTGCGTGGGCATTTGCAGAGTGAGTTTCGGCCAGAAATACGGGCTGACTTGGAACGCCGGTTTCCGGATGGTGCGACCGAGCCGGAACTAGAAGAGGTGCTTGCTGACCTCCGTGCAGGACGCACGGCGGCCGGGCGGGCACATTTGAAAGCTGTTTGATTAGGAGGATTTATGGAGCAACCCAAAGTGCTCGACGAAGACCCAGAGCGCGATGAAATTGTGCAATGCACTCGCTGTAGGAACAAGCACCTGATAAGGGAGCGAATCGAAAGCGATGTGAATAAACGCGGATTTAGGACGTTGGTATGCCCTAGATGCAACGGACACAACTATTACAAAACGGACGACGCAAAAGATAAGCCGATCGAACAAGTCTTTGACCCTAACTGTTAATTAAACCCGAGGAATTTTGAATGCTTAGCTTTTTTAAGAGACACCTGAAGCCCGAAAGCGTTGCCCAGTCGACGACCGCCGAAGCGGGCAAGACCGATGCCGAACTGCTGATCCTGTATCGCCAGTTTTCCCGCAAGGCCCTGTTCCACAAGAACGTGAGGGTCCACATGAGCAAGTACGACGCGGACCTTCTGGCGGCGATCGATGCGGATATTCGCGGCGAGGAGCGTGCGCATGGCTAAGTTCATTTTGGTGATCGAAGACGCGCCGAACGGCCAAGTTGCTGTCAATTGCATGCGGCAAGCGCCCGTAGGCGAGACACTGAATACACCATCGAATGCAGCAAAAGCGGTCCATGCGGTGCGATTGAAATTGGTGGAATTGTTCGCGGCCGGAGCTGCGGAGCGAGCCAACGTAGAGCGGGCGGAACAATGCTGCCACTGAAAACGCTGCTACAGCGCAAGGGAATGAGCCAGGCGCGCCTGGCGCGCAAGGTGAGCCTGAGCCCATCGACCATCGCACAACTTTTAAACAAAGGCATTTGGCCGACAAATCCACCGCGCGATGCGTTGCAGGCATCGATTACGGCGGTGTTGACGGCCAAGGGCATCGCGGTTTCGGCCGCGCACTTCGAACCCGCGCCAGTTGCAGAGGACGCGGAAAACAACCATAACGCCCAGGAGGGCATTGATATGCTATTACGAAAGCAAACCTTAAGTCCACAAGCGCGCAAACATTTTGGCCTGTTCCGCGATCCGTTCGACAACGACGTGACCGAAGCCGGCGACGTGTTCGTGACGCCGGACAGCCGCTATGTGCGGGAAGCGATGTGGAGCACCGCCAAGCTGGGCGGCTTTATCGCGGTGGCCGGCGAGTCCGGCAGCGGCAAGTCCACCCTGCGCCGCGACCTGATCGACCGCATCGCCCGCGAAGACGCGCCGATCGTGATCATGGAACCCTACGTGCTCGGCATGGAAGACAACGATATGAAAGGCAAGACGCTGAAGGCCGGATCGATCGCCGACTCGATGATCCATGCGCTGAGCCCCTTGGAAAAGCCGCGGCAGACGATGGAGGCGAAAGGCCGCCAGTTGCACCGATTGCTGAAGGACAGCCGCAAGGCCGGCTTCGTGCATTGCCTGATCATCGAAGAGGCGCACGGCCTGAGTGTGCCGACGCTGAAGCATTTGAAGCGCTTCTTCGAACTGGAGGACGGCTTCAAGAAGCTGCTGTCGATCATCCTGATCGGCCAGACCGAACTGAAAACCAAGCTCAGCGAGCGGGCGCCGGAAGTGCGCGAGGTGGTCCAAAGATGCGAGCTGGTGGAACTGGCGCCGCTGGACAGCCACCTGGACGCTTACCTGAAGTTCAAGTTCGACCGCGTCGGCAAGGCGTTTGACGAGGTATTCGAGGCCGGGGCGCTGGACGGCCTGCGCGCCCGGCTGATCTTCAGCAAGGGCGGCAAGAACGACCGGGGAACGATCAGCCTGGTGTACCCCCTGATGGTGAACAACCTGGTCACGGCGGCGCTGAATCAGGCCGCATCGCTGGGATTTCCGAAGGTTTCGGCGGATTTGATTCGGGAGGCGTAATGGCTAACCAGATCGATGCGACCGGTGATGCGAAAAAAAGTCTTCCAGAGTTTATCAATGCCGACCAGGTCGCTGAATTGTGTGGCAAAAAAACGCCGGGCTTTACCCACATGAAAATTCGCGACGATCGCAGCTTTCCCAAACCGCTGAATGGCCGCACCGGCGCCGGCGGACCGCGGATGCTGTGGCGACGCGCGGATATTGTGTCTTGGTTGGAATTGGATAAGAACCGCAAAAAGGATCTGGCAGGACGCAATATAGGACCGGACCGGCTGGACAACGAAACTGCACTGAAATTCATTACCGGGGCGTTCGACGCGCCCCATGCACAAACCGATCGCCAGCGCCGCATCGAGCGGGCTCGGCGGAACGGCGTTAAAAACACCAAACAAATCAGAATACAGGGGGATTGGCAATGAACTATTCAGATCAAGAGGTAGAGCGTTTCGGCGAATTGTTTTGCCGACTGGAAGCCATGTATCGGGTGCGTAGCCGGCATGCGCTCTCGTTCGACCTATTCATGACCGCGCCGGAGCAGAACGAACGTTCGATACACATTTATTTCTCCAATCGGCACCTGCTGGGCAACCGCCGCGAAGGCGCCAACGTCACGCTGCTGGCCTACCTGCAAAACGGGCCGGCCTTTGTGCTGCTCGGCGCGCAGTTGATGGACGAGCAGCAGCGCGACTCGATCGGCCTGGTCGCCGAACATGCGCTGCTGCCACGGCAGCGGGCGGCGGGCCAGGTGTTCGACACGATGAACGAATATGCGCTGCAAGAAGCCGCCGACAACCGCTTCGAACGCACGCATACCGTCGAGCGCCGCGGCGCCTGCTATGTCGAGGCGTTCCACGACTATCATCCGCCGGTCAAATGGAAAACGCGAGGTGTGCATGTCGCATAACGCAGCGCAAGGTTTTCCGGTGTTGGCCCTGGCCGTTGGCATTGGCGCGATCGGACTGATCGGCATAGGCCTGATGATGGCTCAGTTGCTGCGGGAGATGATCAGGGCTTCGGCTCCGCTCAGCCGGCGGGGGACTATAGCCGAGCGGATGGCGGCGGCTGATCTTAAAGCAGCGGCCAAGCAGATAGCGGCGGCCGAGTGGAAAAGCGCGGAAAGAAAAGAGCCGGAGTATTGTTTTTATCCCGAATGCACCTGCCCTTTCGATGCGCCCGGCGGAACGGGTTGGTGCTTGCGCAAACTGCCGCACAGGGAGCGCAAATGAAGCTGGCATGCCCATCCTGCGGCGCCCTGATGAGCCTGGACATTATCGTCGCCCACGACGGCGCCCGCGACGCAGTACAGATGGCGCTGAATCTGCCTGCGCCGCTCGGCAAACTGATCATCCAGTACCTGACCCTGTTTCGCCCGCAAAAGCGGCAGTTGACCCTCGACCGGGTCGCCGACATCCTGGCCGAACTGCTGCCGATGATCCTGGCCGAGCGCATCAGCCGCAACGGCAAGGAGCACCAGATCGCGCAGTTCGTTTGGGCGGCCGGGCTGAAGGAGATCATGATCCGGCACAAGGACAAGCCGTTGACTACGCCGCTGAAAAACCACGGCTACCTGTTCGAGATATTGATCAGCCAGGCGGCGACCGCCGAGGCCAAGCTGGAAGCCAAGGTCGAGCAGCAACGCCGGCAGCCGCCGGCGCGGGAGCAGGAACAGCGCAGCGGCGGCATGAAGGATGTCGGCCAGCATCTGGCCGGCATGAAAGCCGCGCTGAAAGGCCAGCAGGAGCCATCGATCAGCTTTGCGGAGCTGACCGCGATGGCGCAACAGAAAGAACGTGAACGTAACCAACCCCAAGAGGCAACACATGAGTGATGTAGCAGAACAACCGATCAATACCCAGTACAAGCGCAACGCGCTCGGGCACCTGGTGCCCGTCGAGCAGATCGACGAAATCGACCTGATCAGAGACGAGCTGGTGGACAAGATCATCAAGAACAGCCGCCACCTGCAAGCCGCGATGCGCGACTTTAAGGACCGCACGCTAACCGAGATAGACGCCTTCATCGACCTGTCCGCCGCCGAATACGACACGCAGATCGGCGGCGCCAAGGGCAACGTGACGCTGACCAGCTTCGACGGCAAGTACCGGGTGCAGATCAAGAACCAGGCGAACATCGCCTTCGATGAGCGCCTGCAAGTCGCCAAGCAATTGATCGACGAACTGATACACGAATGGGCGCAGGGCAGCCGAGGCGAAATCCGCGCGCTGCTGGAACACGCCTTCCAGACCGACAAGGAGGGCAACATCAACAAGGGCCGCGTGATCAGCCTGTTCAAGCTGAAGATAGACGACCCGAAATGGCTGGCGGCGATGGATGCGATTCGGGACAGCATGCAGGCATCGCACAGCAAGGAGTATTTGTCGCTGTACGAGCGGGTCGGCAACGAAGATAAGTACGTGCGCATTAGCCTTGATATTGCGGGGCTGTGATGGTTTGGGTAATGATCGACCTTTGTGACGGCAAAGAACCGCTCGGATTTTCCGTGAAAGAGGCAGACGAGGCAAGGCTGCGCCAGTTCATTGCCGACTGTCATGCAGACAAACTGGATGCGACGAGATACCGCCGGCTTAGAACTGAAAATGAAGAGGGCTCATTGTTTGTCGGTTACGACAATGAAGACGGCGGTTGTTGGGTTGGTTGCGATCTTGACGCGGCTATTGACGGCCTATTACAGGAGGGTTAATGGACGCAAAAAAACAAACCGACAACCGCAATCGCCTATACAAGCTGCTCCAGGTCGGCAAACAGCAGCTCGGCTATGACGATGAATTCTATTATGGCATCTGGCTACCGATGCAGGGCGCGACCAAGAACGCCGACGGCCGGTATTCGGCGACCACGCTGGACATCGGCAAGCTGACGCAGGCGGTCGAGACGATGAAGCGGGCCGGCTTCAAGGTCAAGGCCAAGGCCGATACCAGCAACCGCCCATTGGCCGGCGATGCGCAGTCGAAGAAGATCCGCGCGCTGTGGCTACATCTGCACGGTATCGGCGCGGTGCGCGATCCGTCCGAGGCGTCTTTGAACGCCTACGTCAAGCGGCAGACCGGCATCGAGGCGCTGCAATGGCTCAGCGAGAAGCAGGCCAGCGGGGTGATCGATGTGCTGAAGCGTTGGCAGCAGCGCGTCGAGATGCCCAAGGCGTCAGCCTAATGAAAATGGGTGTTTTATGGCGTTGGAGCAGTGTATGGGTCGGCCTACAACCGCCGCCTCTGCGTTAACATCTTGCCGTTTATCACCATTTGGATCGTATGGCCTGGCGGCCATACGCCAAAATAAAGCCTATCCTAATAACTAGCCCTTAGTTTGATAAAATGCGGGGGTCTTATTCAACGGCCCCCGCCCATGATTGACCTCCCCCTTCACCTGTTACCCTCCAAACTGCGCGAGATCGCCGAATACTGCGGCAACGATACCGCGATGCTGCTGCTCGAACACGCAGGCGGCGGCACCATCCTCGTCATTAAACCCGAAAATTTGGACGCGATGCATAACCTGGTCATTTGGCTGGGCGTCGAACGGGCGCAGAAGTTCTGCGACGCCTTTGCAGGCGAGATCATCAAAGTTCCCCGCGCCGCCGCGGCGCTGCGCACCCTCCGCAACCAGAAGATCTGCGAGGAACGCCGGGCCGGGGCGACGCTGTTCACGCTAGCCCGGCGCTATGGCATGACCGATCGCCAGATTTCGGCCATTCTCGGCAACGAGGAGACTAAAGCGGACCAATTCGATCTGTTCGGGATGCCATGATGAACTGGCATGTCGTCGAATATTACCGATTAAAATCCTGGATGGCGTCTGATCGCCGCGAGTTTGTATCGCAGTGGTTCTGGTACATCCAGGCCGAGCTGGAAGCCGATCCTAACTGGAAGGCGCCGAGAATCTGATATAGGGCGCGCCCCTACTTAAACCGCCTAGTCCGAAAGCCTTCGGATTATCCGCACGACCCGCCCCCGATAAACTACTCCGGACTTCGTTATTTACCGCTACCCATCCGGAGCGCTGCATGTGAACCCTAACAACCCGCACACGATCGGCCCGTCCGGGCTGGATATCATCAAGACCTATGAGCAGCTGCGGCTGTCGCCGTATTTGTGCCCTTCGAACAAGCTGACGGTAGGCTGGGGTCATGTGCTTGTGCCCAGTTGGGATGCCCATCTGTTCGGCATTTCGATGGACGCCCTCAAGCGCATTATCAGCGAATGCCAGCGCGCGCATCGGGTTACTAAAGAGGCGCAAAACCTGCGCATCAGCCCGGCCCGTGCGGCCGACCTGCTCGACCGCGACGCTAACCAGACCGCGCTGTTCTTGCGATCGGTGACGCCGGTCAAGCTCAATCAGCATCAGTTCGACGCGCTGGCGTCGTTCGTCTTCAACATCGGCCAGGGCAACTATGCCGAATCGACGCTGCGCAAGAAGCTGCATGCGGGCGACTATGCCGGCGCGGCTAATGAGTATGGACGCTGGATTTACGGCACGGTGGACGGCAAGAAAGCCGTGCTGGACGGTTTGGTTGCGCGGCGCGCGGCCGAGCGGGCTTTGTTTTTGACTCCGGAGGCATCATGAAAATGAAGGTTGTTAACTGCGTTTTGTTGTGTATCGTTGCGCTGTCCCTGTGGACGCTTTGCGCATCGGCACGGGCCGAGACGCCCTGCGAGCGCAGCCGCTTGCAATACGAGGCTGGCGAGGCGGCATGGGATCGCCATTGCGGCCCCGAGCCCGGCAAGCCCTTCCTGGAAGAGCTGAAGAAGGACTGCGCGACCACGGTCAGCCTGATCGCGGCGCGCAATGCCGTGCCGGGAAATTTTGCATCGTGGAATAGCGAGTACGGCTGGGCGTTCGACAGCGCTTGTGAATCATTGGCCCGGGGCGACAAACAATGAGCGGCTGGAAAACCTGGGCGGCCGTTGCACTGGCCTTTATTTACGGCATAGGCGGTTATTTTCTTGGGCTGCATGGCGGCGACCAAGTGTTCTATTTCATCAATTTGGGCATCGGCTTTTTAGGTGTTGGTCACAAGGTCGAAAAAGCATCAAAAGCCCAGCAAGCGGCAATAGCAGAAATCTATGAAAAGGCAAAAACTGATGCTCTGGCTGATCTGGTGCATCGCAATAGCGAACATTAATGGTTGTTTTTATGGCGGCCCGACCGTAAGGGAGACCGCATCCTATGGCGGCCCGACAGTAAGGGAGACCGCATCCTCATGTGTGCAGATCCCCGCGCCGGCGCCGCTGGCCAAGGACATCAAGATGAGCATTTACGAAGGCGATTTGCTGTCTTGCAATGCAGGCTGCGAAAAGCTGCTGCGCGAATATACGGGGACTCGCGAAGCCATTTTGGAAGCATGGCCGCCAAAATAAGGGCATGGTCAGCTGCATGCCTAATCACGTTAACCGGCTGCGCGAGTCCGTGCCGGTTAACGCTGGCATACCAAGGCGAGCTGACGCAGCCGCTTTATCTGTACCACTTTCAGCCGGGGGTGAAGTGTGTTTATTGAATGGCGCAAACGAATTGAACACCGGCTGACGGTGTATTTACTGGCGGACTATCGCGGCGGCCGCTTTGATGGCTATTGCTGGGCGATGGTGGCGTTTTTGGTTATGGGATTGGGAGTGATCTATTTATGACCCTGCAACAAATTAGCGAGTGGCTGAAATCGCTGCTCAAGTTCGCGACACGTACTGTAAGGGCATTAGCGCCTGCGGCAGAAGTTGTGGGTGCAGCGACCGGTAACGCAGAAGTTGTCGGTGCGGCAAAACTGGCCGAAGCCTCGGCGACGGCAGTCGATAAAGCGATGGATGAAGCGGAGCGGGAAAAATAACATGCGCCGTGGACATCTGTTTATCGCTGCGATAGCCGGCTTGGCATTTTCTGCCCCGTGTGAGCATGTGCCGCGAATGGTTTTGTCGCCTATGCCCATGGAATCCATCGCATTTCATCGCGAAGGCAAAGGCAAGCGCAGACGCTCACGACATGAAGTAAGAGGCTGGTAATGGACATCGCCGACCGCGCCGATCTGGAGATCGAAATACAACAACGGGTGCAGCGTGAGCACATGCACCGCGACACGCCCGAGGCGATCGCGATCGGCGAATGCCTGTTTTGCGGCGAGCCGCTGGCTGTCGGCATGCGCTGGTGCGGCACCGAATGCCGGGACGATTGGGAAAAAGAGGTCAGCCGATGAGCACCGTATTGGAATTTTGGCCCCTTTTCGTCGCCGCCGGCGCGATCATGACGACCTTTGTCGGGGCGCTGTGGGCGGTCGGCAAGGTGCTGATCAAGCAGGTGATGGCGCGGCTCGACGAGCGATTCCAGGCGATGGAGGCCGCGCGCATCGAGGCAAGCCGGCACTGGGACAACAAGTTTGCCGCGTTGGAGCAGGCCGCCAGCTACAACGAACAGGAATGGCGGCGCGTCGAGCGCGACGTGCTGACGCTGAAGGCAGACCTGCCGCTGCATTACGTGCGGCGCGAGGATTATGTGCGCAACCAAACGGTCATCGAAGCCAAAATCGACGGCCTGGCGATACGACTTGAAAACGCATTTTTAAAAGGAACCCACGATGGCTGACATGCAAAAGATCCGCCGCGAAACGATTCGCTGGATGATCTTGCTGACCCTGAACAACGCCCGCCCCGAAGGCGCCTACGAAAAGATCCCCCTCTCGGTGGTGCAATCGGAATACCCGGATTCGACGCAGCAGGAAGTCCGGCGGGAGCTGGATTATCTGCACGAGCGCGACCTGATCATGATCGACAAGCAGCCCGACGGCCGCTGGAAGTGCAAGCTGGACCGCTACGGCATCGACGTGGTCGAGTATACGGTGCCGGTAGAACCGGGTATTGCGCGGCCGGAGAAATACCATGACGCGTAAGGTCACGCTGTCAGCGCCGCAGAAAGAGATCATCGATGTGTTCGCGCATGTCATGGTGGCGAGCGATATCGCCAAGAATGTCGAAGGCATGGCCGGTTTTCTCGATAGCTATTTAAAAGAGGCAATGACGCCAAAGCAGCAAGCCATATGGCAAGCGCTGCTGAACAGATCGACGCAGGTCAGGAAGGATATGCTCAAGGAGCTAACACAGGAGAAATCCGGTGCCTAGACCGTCGCCGATCGACGACTTTACGCCGGAGCAGCGCGCCGCATTCGAGGGCGAGCTGATCCGGCGCAACTTCAAGGATTATGACGGCCTGGTCGACTGGCTGAAGGCCAACGGCTTGGAGCTTTCGCGCAGCGCCGCCTATCGGCACGGCAGCAAGTTGCAGCGCCGCTTGCAGGCTGTACGCAATAGTACAGAGGCCGCCAAGCTGATCGCGGAAGCCGCGCCGGACGATGCGGACCTGCGCTCGGCGGCGGTGATTTCGATGGTGCAGTCGGAGCTGTTCGATGTGATGGTGACCTTGCAGGATCTGGACGAGGCCGAGCCTGGCGAGCGGGTGGGATTGCTGAAAGAGGCGGCGCGCTCGGTGCTGGATATGACCAAGGCGAGCGTGTTGCAGAAGAAGTGGCAGGCCGACATCAAGGACAAGCTTGACAAGGCGTTCAGTAAGTTGGAAACGCAGGCCGGCGAGACGCAGAGCGGGCCGAAAAAGCTGGATGCGGACACGTTGGCGGCTGTGCGGAGGGAAGTTTATGGCCTCGTTTGAGTTGAAGGCCTATGCACTAATCGGCGCCATCGTTGGAGCATTATTTGCATTACCGGCTTACATATTGTTTGGAATCTGTGAGGGCGTAGTCAAGGCAGTAAAACACGCGATTGCAGACTATAACGAAACAATAGCTCCATTCAAATGACCGCCCTCGACCTTTATCTTTATCAGAAGACCTGGCTGAAGGACAACAGCCGCTTCAAGCTCGGCCGCTTTGCCCGGCAGACCGGCAAGACCTTTACGACCACGCTGGAACTGGTAGACGACGCCCTGCAAGCCGAGGCCGCCGGGAGACGTTCGCCCTGGGTGATCCTGTCGCGGGGAGAACGACAGGCGCGGGAGGCGATGGAAGAAGGCGTATTCCGCCATCTGGAAGCCTACGGCCGCGCCGCATCGAGCTATGGGGTGGAGGAAATCGACTGGTACGACGAGGACTCGGGGCTCAAGCGCAAGGCGCTGCAGGTGGTCCTCAGCAAGTTGAACAAGATCACCGCGCTGCCGGCCAATCCGGACACCGCGCGCGGCTTCTCGGCGAACGTCTTCCTGGACGAGTTCGCCTTCCATGCCGACAGCCGCAAGATCTGGACCGCGCTGTTTCCGGTCATTTCCGCCGGCTTCAAGCTGCGCGTGACCAGTACGCCCAACGGCAAGGGCAACAAGTTTTATGACCTCTGCACCAGCGAAGACAGCGCCTGGTCGCGCCATACCGTCGATATTTATCAGGCGGTGGCGGACGGCTTGCCGCGCGATGTGGAGGAAATGCGCCAGGCGTTGAACGACGAGGACGCCTGGGCGCAGGAATTCGAGCTGAAATGGCTCGATGAGGCTTCGGCCTGGTTGTCGTTTGAGTTGATCAATAGCGTCGAGCACGATCATGCGGGCGTTCCGGAGCATTACACCGGCGGACCGGTTTTCGTGGGAGTCGATATCGCGGCTCGGAACGATTTGTTTGTAATTTGGATTTTTGAGGTGATTGGTGATGTTCTCTGGACACGTGAAATTGTGGCTAAGCGCCGTATTAGTTTTGCTGAGCAGGATGCTCTTCTGGCCGATGTATTTGCGCGATATCGTGTTTTGCGCTGCTGCATGGACCAGACAGGAATGGGCGAAAAGCCGGTTGAAGATGCTCAAAGACGTTATGGCACAAGCCGCGTCGAGGGCGTGCTTTTTACCGGCCCGAATAAGCTCTTATTGGCGACAACAGGCAAGGAGACGTTCGAGGACCGTCGGCTACGCATCCCCGCGGGAGTCGCCGAACTTAGAAATGATTTGCATAAGCTGAAAAAAGAAGTCTCGGCAACCGGAAGCCCGCGCTTTGTCGCGGACTCCGACAGTGCAGGCCACGCCGACCGGGCGTGGGCCTGCTTTTTGGCGATTCATGCGGCCACCGGCACGCAATCGATCATTGAATATAACCCGATGCCTGGGAAAAATGACCGCTATGCGGGCAAGCGTAACGATGCTTTAACGGCCGTGGATGGGGCCTGGTGATGAAACATGAAAAATTTCTTTTTTAATTGGTGCCCAGATTTAATCGTCAGAACTGATCATGGCCATAGTTCGCATCCTGACTTCAAAAGTATTGCGACTATGGAATGTAGGGCGGAGAGAGAAAACAGAAAGTGTTGCAGACGCGGAATGTGCGTAGAAGCGATCGACAATAATGGCCACAGAGTGTCATCCAAAACATTTAATTCATAACTCATTTTTACCGAAGCCTAATCCATGAATCTGCTCGACTGGTTTAAGCAAGCCATATCACCGAAAACCGTGAGCGAACGCCAGACCGACGCGCCGCGCATGGGCATTCTGCACCGTGAATTTGCCGGCCATCCGGCCAAGGGCCTGACGCCGGCGGATCTGGCTTCGATTCTGGCCCAGGCCGAACAGGGCGACATGATCGCCCAGGCCGAGCTGTTTATGGACATGGAGGAGAAAGACGCGCACATCGCCGCCGAGCTTTCCAAGCGCAAGATGGCGGTCAAAAAGCTGGACTGGACGCTGGAGCCGCCGCGCGATGCCTCTGCCAAGGAAAAGAAGGCCACCAAGACGCTGGAGATGCTGATCCGCGACGAGCTGGACATCGACGATCTGCGCATGGACCTGCTCGATGCGATCGGCCACGGTTATTCGTGCATCGAGCTGGGATGGGGCCGCACGCTGCAAGGCTTATGGTTTCCGGACCGGGTAGAGCACCGGTCGCCAAGCTGGTTTGCCTGCCACCCAGACGACCGCAACACGCTGCGCCTGCGCGACTCATCGCAGACCTACGGCGCGCCGCTGCAGCCCTGGGGCTGGATTCCGCACACGCACAAGTCGCGCTCGGGCTATCTGGCGCGGGCCGGCCTGCACCGGGTGCTGGCGTGGCCGTACCTGTTCAAGAATTATTCTGTCCGCGACTTGGCCGAGTTTCTGGAAATCTACGGCCTGCCGATCCGGATCGGCAAATACGGGCCGAATGCCGGCGACAAAGAAAAGCGGGATTTGTTAAAGGCAGTGCTGAGCATCGGCCACCATGCGGCCGGTATCATCCCCGATTCGATGCAGGTGGAACTGGCGACGGTTGCGGCCGGTGGCAATGCCGACGCCTTCAAGGTGATGATCGACTGGTGCGAAGCCAGCGAATCGAAGGCGATTCTGGGCGGCACGCTGACCAGCCAGACCGCCGCGAACGGCAACCGCGCGCTCGGCGACGTGCACAACGAAGTCCGCATGGACATCCGCGATGATGACGCCAAGCAGGTCGATCAGTCGCTGGGCGTGTATCTGGTCTATCCGATGGCGATGCTGAACGGGCTGTTTGCGGACAACCGCAGTCCGAGTTTCGTCAGCGATACGCAAGAGCCTGACGATTTGGCGCTGTATTCGGACGCGCTGCCGAAGTTGACGGGAATCGGGATGCGTATCCCAACACGCTATGCCCACCAAAAACTGAAGATTCCCGAGCCGGATGGCGACGAACCGGTATTGGCCACAGCATCGGCAGCCACACCGGAAACGCAGCCGAATCCACCGGCCGTAGGCGCTACGTCGCTACGCATCGCCGCCCTATCGAGCCCGGTCGATCAGCTGACGCCGCCGGAATTGCAGGCTGAACGCCTGGCGAAAGACGCCCAAGCGCCCGGCCGCGCCTGGATGGACAGGATTCTGGTGATGGTCGATCAGGCCGAAAGCCTGGAGCAGCTGCGCGACATGCTGCTGAACGCCTACGGCGATTTGCCGAGCGAGGATATGAGCAATGTGATGGCGTTGGCGTTTGCTGCGGCGGATCTGGCTGGCCGCTTCGACGTGCAGAACGGTAACTAAATGCCTCTGAAACTCGGCCCCGATCAGATCGGTTTCAACGCCCGTGGTGATGGCCCGTTCGCGCTGCCGTTTCCCGAGCAGATCGATTATTTTCGGCAAAAGCTGAACCTGCCGACCCAGCATTACGACGACATCATCAAAAGCGCGCACGATCGTGCTTTTGTCGTCGCCGGCGCGGCCAAGGCGGATCTGTTGAACGATCTGCGCCAGGCGGTTGACCGCTCGATCGTCGAGGGCAAGTCGATCGGCTGGTTCCGGCAGGAATTCGACAATATCGTCAAGAAAAACGGCTGGCACGGCTGGACTGGTGAGGATACCGCGGATGGCCGCGACTGGCGCACGCGCGTGATTTACCGGACCAATCTGTCGGCGAGCTATGCGGCTGGAAGGTACGCCCAACTGACGAATCCGGCGCTTCTAAAAAGCCGGCCGTATTGGAAATACATCCATAATGATACGGTCCAGCATCCCCGCCCATTGCATCAGAGTTGGAACGGTCTGGTCTTGCGCTATGACGATCCTTTTTGGCAATCGCATTTCCCGCCGAACGGCTGGGGCTGCCGCTGTCGGGTGACGGCGGTGCGGGCTGACGAGTACAACGGCGGCCAAGCTCCCGATGATGGCACGTATGAGCATGTCGATCGCCATGGCGAGGTGCATACGATTCCGAAAGGCATCGATTACGGCTGGGACTATACGCCTGGGGCCGGAATCGTGGAAAATTTGAAGGATACGGCGCTTAAAAAGGCGGAGGATCTGCCGAAACCGCTTGCAAAAGCCTTGGAAACTGATATAAAACAGGCCGGCGTCAAGGTTTTCGAGCCGCAAAAAACGGCGAAATTGGCGGCTAAATGGGCGATGGATAATGACCTGGTCGATTTTGCCGATTACGGCAAGATCGATGCGGCGGTCGCCAATGCGATGAATCAATCGCTTTTTGAGCATTTGCGGGAATTTCCGGAGCTTAGAACGAATCAGAAGTTTGTCGGTACGGCGCAGCAGCAGTTCAAGCGCTGGCGCGAGTTGTCGATCGCCGACTATGTTGCTAAGCTGAAGGACAACGGCATAAGCGAGGATATCGCGCAGCAATACGCTGAGCGTATGATCAAGCCGTTAAAGATGAAAGGCAATGCTTTCGCGCATTCCTGGAAGCAGGCTCAGGTTTCTGGCATCGCGGTCAATGAGAAATGGGGCAAAACGCCGGTCGATTTCAATGAGGCGTTGGCCTTGTCTGTCCGGTCGTCGTTTCATCCGATCGGCTGCGATACAATCAAGAGCGTAGTCGATCACGAACTGGGTCATCAGCTTGACGATCTGCTTGGCCTTGATGCCATGGACGAGGTCCGTACTTTATATAAGGAAGCGTTGCGTGCAGGGATCAAAGAAGAGGTGTCCGGTTATGCCGGCAAGAACATTAAAGAATTTATCGCTGAATGTTGGGCTGAGGCACTGAACAATGAAACCCCAAGAAAATATGCCAAAGAAGTCTCCGCTATCATCAGATCCGAATATCGCCGTCGATTTGCCGCCTCCTGATCTCGACTTCGGCATCATCACATCGGGATCTTGCCCGACGCCTGAAGACCAGGATTTTTTCGACCAAAACGTCAAAGTAAATCCCCCCTCCGACGCCTGATTTATCGTTTTCACATCCTGAAAACTTCTTTTATTTTTCGTTCCGTTTTATCTCCCTTCATTTCGTTTCATTTCTATTTATCTCGTCATTTCCTGATCATTTATCTAATCTCTGTTCAGT